ACTGATGGTATCTCACAACCGATGGTTAAGACAGGCACTGGTGCCATCGGCGGAGCCGTCAAGTCAATTATTCCTAGCAAACCAAAACAAGAACAAAAGAATCAGGATGTACATATACCTCCTAAGAATTGGCAGAAAATTTGACAAAGAAAAAGGCCCTTGGGATTTCTCCCTTGGGCCTTTTTTGTTATCCATGAAGGATGTAATTTTCGATCTTACGTGCAGCCATTAGAAGGCCTTCGGTATCGTCGAGTTCATAGACATTACGAACTAGCTCTGATACGATACGTTCTCGAAGATTGGTATCAGGCGATTTAACAGTTGCAGTATCAACCATAGACCTAACACCCATCCTATGTTGCCTGATCTTCTCGGCTACGTCTGGACCATAATAATAGGTATCGAATTCGTATTGGTCATCCATCTTTGACATCTCCTATACTAACGATTTCACAAACTCCACCAGTACAAGCCAGCTCTTGCGAACCAGTCGTATGGTCTTCCGTCTCGTAAGCTTGTAGCCGAGACCAATCAATCTCAGGCATTGGGTGGTCTTCGATCCACGCATTGTATTCCTCTTCAGTCAGTTCTTGATAGGGTGCCTGCTTGTAAGAGCCTCCATCATAAGGAAGGAAACTCACCCCAGATAGAGTGTCGAAATTCTTGTAAACCCAAGCCCCGACATCGAGCCATTCCCCTTCCTTGACGTTGATAGTCGCCGAAGGTTTATGCTCACACCAATTATCCTGAAGATGCTTCCACAGCTCAAGAACCTCAAGGGCAGTCTGGTCTTCACGAGTTACTGCCCCTTCAGGAGATTTGATAGGGAAGTAAAAGATCGACGTACTGTCTCTAGCCATTGCGTCTTCTTCCCAGTAGGCTCCTTCTTCCTTGAGAAATACTGTGAGAGGGTCTTTATTGTCCGCCCTGACAGTTCGTAGATAGAAAGGAGAATGACGACTATGGAGGCCACTGCTACTATTAACCAACTGAGAGACAGTGCCACTAGGCTTGACACAAGTTGTGGCAGTACTAGGATTAATCCCAAGAAGACTTGCCCACTCGTTGTTGACTCGAATGACTTCGTTCCGTACTTCAATAAGGACGTCAGCATTTCCCAACACTCCGAGGTTATCACAAACCCCTGTGAGAGATACTCCCAACAATCGTTCTTCGTCACATGTATCCTTCCATTTCTTTCTCAGGTACTTGAAGTCTGTTAAGGAGCTTTGGATAGTACCAAGAATTGCAGCAATCCTAGCCTTTCGTTTAAGAGTCTTAATGTCGTCTGTATCTCGGACAACGATTTCAGTAAGGTTACAGAACTGGAAGGGTCGTAGGATGATTTCTGAACAAGGGTTAGTACCGAATTCAAATGTCCCGTCACGGCGTCCACTTCGGGCTGCAACGCCTTGGCAAGCATAGCGGGAGAAAAGTCCCGGCTCTCCGCTCTTGCTGTCATACAACTCTCTCCATTTCTTCATAAAGAAACCGGCGTCAGGACGACGTCGTTCATAGACTGCGCTGTTGTTGGCAAGACGACGAGGGCCGTACCCTTCCCACCACGCCCCTGTCTTAGCCTTGGACATCCTCTCGTCCAGACAGTCGAAGAGTGCGATCATAGCACTACGACGTACCCCACCTACTACTACGACGTCAGCAACCTTGCACATCAGGTCATGACACTCCAGAGTAGTCAGACGACGACCAGCCGCTCCAGTGAAAACCCTGACCGCAAATTCGAATAGATCGATAAGTGGCTCTGGCCCCGAAGCTCGTCCTCCAAACGTCTTGAGTCTAGCTCCCGCAGGTCGTACCTTTGACATATCCCATTTTGGGACTTGACCAGCAATGAGTAGTGAGACCAACTCGCGGAAAGATTTGGCCCAGCCCTCTTTACTATCAGCGACTGAAATAGTGGTGTCTGTCTTTTCAAAAGTTTCTGAAATCTGTGGTAGCTGATCGACATACTTACTCTCTACTGAGTAGCCTACTCCTGTGCCACACATAAGGATGTACATCGCCTCATCGAATGAGCGGGGGCTATCTACAGGAAGATAGGCACAGTTATAGGCAGGGACATGACATCTATCAAGTGCAGGACCGGCAGTCATCAACGCCCTCATCGAGGGCATAACCTCCAAACCATAGATGGCTGAGTAGATATCTTCCCAGTCACCTACAGTTCCTGCCCAACCAACCTGCTTGCCGTAATAATCTACCAGACGTTTAACGGTCTCGTCCCAGTCTTCTCGGCGATTCTTATCTTCAAGCCATCGGGCATACCTACTCTTATAGATGAATTCCTCGTACACTGAAGGAAAAGGATTACTCACGAGGCATCTCCCTTCCTAGGGCGGCGCTGATAGAACCAAGGAACATCACCCAAAAATTAGGATCATCTAGAAGGGCGTCAACTACTTCGGCTTCGTCTTTGTCTAGCTTCATATCCATCTCTCGGTCAAGACCATACGTGATATAAAGCCTTAGGTCTTCTCCTTCACCAAGAAAGATTTGTACTGTATTTCCGTTCAATTCAACTTCCCTTCGAATGCCTCTGGGACGGGCATAGGCTGTAGAGGCCAGTCGAGTTGCTGAGGCTCTGACATCACGAACTTCTCACCACTACGGATGATAAGAATCTGGTGAGTAACCATACCTGTTTCCTGATCCTGAACAAACTCAGAATCAAACACCACCCTAGGAGAGAACTTCAGAATCTGATTAAGCACTTCTTCGTCAGTCCATGTCTCGATATTCTTGTCGATTGCGTTCTTCTTTGACATTATTCCTCCGGTTATTCTTTTTATTATAGGAGTCACGGGCCTTATGGTATTCCCTTCTGGCCCGTCTCTTTTGTTTGTCGTCTAGTCGATGGATAGAGACCATCACGCCGCCATCTCGTCTACCTGAATTAGTTCGTAATATCTCTCTAGGAACTTAGCCTTGGCTGCCCACGGCCAGTACATCTTTATGTCTACCGAGGCAGGCTTGAGATGTGTATGCCATAGCTTGTCCTTTGGAGCAGACGGAGTAACCCTCAGACGTTCTGCAAGATATACCTCTTTGTCCGCCCTATGGATTTCCTCAGGGAATGGGTAAGGCAACCCAAACTTACGAGCTACTTCAGCCTGAACAGATTCTTCAATCTTTCGATAGTCAGGGCATAGCTTCTTGAGAGGAGAGGGCATGTCTCCGACAAAGGCCTCCGAAGCGTCATGTAGAAGCCCGCACAAAGCCAGATCAGCAGGAACGATTTTACTGACCAAGACACTATGCTCGGCCACCGAGTAAAAGAAATCAGAATGGCCGCCATAGCGACATATGTTAGACAGAGCATGAGCAATCGTTTCAATCTGGAAGTCATACCCTTTGGGGTTATAAAAGTCAAAGAATTCTCCATCTTTGGTAGAGATGCATGTCTTAGTTTGTTTCATCATTCCTCTCCCTGAGGATCAGTTCGAGACGCGCGAGGGCACCCCATGCGACGTGGGCAGCATGAAGAAGTCCACTATCAGGGTCCACATCTTCTCCTGATCCTTCAGCGATAAGGTGTCGTACCATTGCGTCAGAGTATCGGTTAATTCCGTCATCGACGGACTCCCATCCTTTCCAAGCATACTTAGATGCTCCAAAACCTGAGATGGCAGCAACCTCTCGAATTGCGCGAGGGAAGTAAGAAATTGCTCCGCGATATACTGGTGACTTACCGCCGTCGTACTTGATTGCACCCTTGGCGATTTTGTCTTGCGAGTCATTAGTGAATTCCTTAGTAGTCATTTATACCTCGTAGTCGTAAATTTGTAGTTCGTTGAGATCGATGTACTGGGCGTAGTCGGCATCTCCTTCTAGTTCGTCTTCCCAGAACTGGTCGGCCTTATCGAGGGGGACTATGTAATAATCCCCACTCTCAGATTGACGGATGACATATACATCCTTATCTGTCACGTCATCTTCTCCCGTTTACCGTCCTGCCATGACCCACAGGTCTGACACTGCAAACGCTGGATACGGAAGTTCTTAGTCCGGCGATAACCCCTAGAGTGGAGTACACGACCATCACAGGCACCACAAGCACCACGATCACCTAGGTAGGGATGGTTTTTGATATAGGGCTTGATCTTATGGTAGAGAGTTACAAGAAGCTTAGAGTCTTGGATGCAGTATCGTTCCATCCTCTTCTGTGCCTTCTCTTCTCCGTCGATGACTGCTTTCCATAGGGGGAAGCCTTCGTTCTTGATCTTCTTACCAATCTTCATGAAGGGTCCGATAAATGCCAACCTATTCATTACGAAGCCGAACTTCTTTACAGTCTTGAGTAGGTCGATACTCGTCGGAGGAGGCGGAGGAGACAAACCCTCTAGGACGAATTCGCCCATAGCTTTAGGGATGTCGTACTTATCTCCGTTATATGTCACCAAGACATCAGCCTCTTCGAATAGAGAATGCAACTGACGAACCATTTCGGAATGACCGACAGTCCAGTCGGCGTAGAAGATAGGCTTGGTGTTGCCTTCCCAGAGGGCGGAGAAACAAAGGAGTCCTCCGGCATCTATTAGCTGGTCTGGTCCTACATTCTCGTCATACATCCTCCAGACGTAGGCTTGGGCAGGACGCCACTCAATATCAAAAAAGAGTATCTTCGGTTTGTTCATTTTTTCTTCTTTCTAGGCTTCTTACGTCCTTTAATAAATTCTTCTGGTACATATAAAGATGTAAGTGGGTTTTCGATTAAGTCAGCTGCCCTTCTAAGTTGCTCAGGATCAGTATGTTTCCACATAACAAACCTATTGCATCTATCATGAAGAATGGCTCTAATAACACCTTCATTAGGACCTGAATGGGCATGATCTACAGGGTATGAGTAATTGTTTTCCTCAAAAGCTACAAGGCATATTGGACATTTATGGTTTTGTTTTTTCAATAAGTCCTTGTAGTCTTTTAAGGAAATGCCAAAATACTTCTGTAAAGAAGAGTCTCGTCGTCGTTCTCTAATATCATCTCTCTTATGATAGAGTTTATGACATTCTATACATTGTTTAGAAGTTTTCTTTACTCGTGATTTGTAAAACTCACTAATTGGTTTGACTTTGTGACAACTAGAACATTCGCATACACCGTTGTCCTCATGTTGTTTCTCTAAATCTTCACAGTCTATACACTTATAGTGTAGATTATTATTAGAGTACTTTCTAAACTCTTCTCTAGGTTTCCATTCTTTACATTTTGAGCATACTTTCTGCTCTAGCCAGACTTTTCTTGGTACTCGTTTGTACCTAGATTTACGATGTTCTGACAAACATTCTTTGCACCAAGGATATTTACCATCTTTCCTTTTTGTTTCATTAGGAAAAAGGTTTCTATCTCTTTCTTCCCCGCATTTGCTACAAGTCTTAAAAATTTTATCACTCAAGCAGCGCCTCCCACGATACAGGAAAAAGGGGTTTGATGATGTCGTCAATCATCGTGGCTACATCTCGGGTCTCACTCTGGGCATGGCTGTCTAGTCGAAGGAGACAGATACGGGCATAAGACGCCAGCGATCCCGTCCAGTACCATTCCGTGTACATGCTCTGAGGCAATACCATCCTAGCCTGTTCAGGTGCAACACCCTCTCTGATAAGAGTGGTGTAATGATGTAGTGCATATTCAAGGAATACTTCGTAACCTCTCATCTTATCTGAGATTACAACATCTGACGATCCTTGTTTGACTCCATCAGTTGGACGGCCTCGCCATACCTTGGGCACAAAGAACTCGGGTTCGTCATCGACGTATCGACGAGAGACTTCGTTTTCCGTCATACCCACTTTATGTTTGAATAGTTGTCGGGCTACGAAGATAGGAGCTTTGATACGGAGAGTGATCTGGGGATGGCTGAAAGGTGTCCAGTGCCCGTTCTTTGCAAGGTACTTAAGAAGCTTGGAGTCTGCCTCCTCAAACTCTTTCTTGTTTTTATTAAACGAGACACGGGCGGCGTTGACAACCATCAGGTCGTCACCCATATGAGAGATGTAATCAACCTTCATTAGTAAACTCCGGCACGTCTGGCGTCTTCACGACGGTTGTGAGATATCGTGGTCCACTGCTGTAGGCGAAACCCCTCAGAGAGGGATGACAGCGCCACTTATGAGGACAGTAAGAACACAGCGTAGGCAACTTCATGTTACCGCTCTTTCCGTCTGGGATAGGCTCTTGACACAACTCAGGCGGCTCTTCAAGGGCCATCACCTCCTTGAGTTCTTTGATACGCTCCTGAGGATCGTGGTGTTTGATAACCATATAAGGAAGAGGGCTAACGCAAAGATCGCCTGACACCTTTTCCTGTGCCAGCCAAGCCGCATCCTCTCCCGGAGTGAGTACGTTGGAGTATCCAGAGAGCTGGGCGACATACCCGAATGGGTCATCTTCTGTTACCCTCTGCTGTTCGAACTTTTTATATCCGTAAGGAGATGCCGACTTGACATCCACAACGACACCATCAATGACTGCGTCAATGTGGCCCTTGACACCGAGGACTTCAACCTCGCCTTGTTCTTGTTCGACTGAATGACCAGCCTCCTTTGCAAGCAATAGCAGGAGTTGTTCTATGACGTCTCCGTACATGAATTTAAGATATGTCTTTGCATCCATACCTTCCTTGGTTCCGTCTGGATGGGCTTCAAACCACATCTGACGGTTGGGCTTACCCAAGGAAGAGAAACGAAGAGGTGACTCAGGTTCTACCCTCTCCTTGAATCTTTCTCTGATAAGCTCTTTCAGGTTGTCTGCGAAGACGTCGAGGTTATCCTCTGATACGACATGCTCTTTCGTTGGGTCGAACAAGTCGTAGATGTCTTCTATCAGTGTATCAAGCTTTTTCATTACATTCCTTCTCACAAGCGAGTCTGCGAGCTTTAAAAGGAGAGGCCCTGACTATTACGTTTATCCTCTCATTCCCCGTCACCGGATTGTGGTACATAGGGCAGGGGTTGGTATCAGAACGGCAAGTCGTCGTCGAGATCGTCAGGAATAGACTTCTTTGTAGTCTTCTTCTTAGGAGTCAGCGGAGACTCCTCAGAGACGAATTCCTCACCAGCGGTATCAGCCTTCTTGGCCTTGTCCATAGCGGAAAACTCGTTAGAGACATAAGGAACCAGATCGGTGACACGCATCGACTTGATCCAGATACTCTTCTTCTTGCCCTTACCCCAGTCGGCGACTGTTAGCTTGACGTCTACGTCAGAGCCGTTACCGATGAGGGTGTTCTCAGGCCAAGGTTCGTTGTCCTCGTTATAGACACGGATGGGGTCGTTCTTCTCACCATCCTTCGTCTCAGTCGGCTTACGAAGCTTGATGAAATCTCCGGGGATGCTATCGTTTTCCTTCAGACGATCAAGAAGCTTATGCTCCTTAAGGAAGGATACGTCGTCGGGGACGAAATCCATCGTCCATTCCTTGCCAGTACCCTCGTAGTTCATCACTGGTACAAATACCTTCGCCCAGTAAACCTTACCGGAAACGAACACCGTAGTAAAATCTGCCATATATTTATGGTCCTTTCTTTTAGTTTTTCTTTGATAAGGTAATTCCTTTTACCCTATACCTATATTATACCATATTTTCAGAAAAAGTCAAGAACTATTTTCAAGATATTTTACAATATTTTTTAGTTCCTCAATAGTGGCATTACTCTTGAGTCTATTAGCCCTCCATGAAATAATTCTGACGTTTCCTTTTACATAGCCTAGCTAAGGTACAATCCTATCTAAAGAAGGAGTGTTGTCTGTCCTTTTTCTAGGTCTATCAGTCTTTACTAATGATATATCTATGCCTAGGGCTGGACATTTTTTAGGAAAAATAATATCAGTTTCATCTAAATTAAAAGGAACTCCAACCTCTTTAGCTCTTTTCTTTGCAGCCAAGAGATAGCTTCTTTGTGGATTGTCTCTATGCCAATCCCTAGTTCTTTTATTCCTTTTGTCTCTGTCTTCTCTGAAGACTCTCGGCATGTCTGAGTTCCTTTATCTTATTATTATAAAACTCAAGATTTATCTTGGTTACATCTCTCATTCTGATGTAATAATCAATGGGTTTCGGCCCATGTGTTCCCAATTTTATATTCGGCATCGAGCGGGACATTAAGTTCAAGTCTCCTCCCTGCTTCTTGAATCGACCATACTCTCATCTTACCAAAAGAATCGGCACAATCGATGGCACTATCTGTCTGGTCTTCGTCATGGATGTCACCTACTTTTAAGACGTCCCATCCTTTCTTTCTTACTTGTATATCTGCTAAGATAGAACTGTAGGCCATGACGCGGGCACCACCACCTTGTAGTTTATAGTTGAGAGCTGCGTGAGGTGATGGACAGATGACTTGCGATCCATCGACCAGTTCGATCCTCCCCATTTTTTGTTCTCTTTGGCATTCATCAATCAAATCCTTAAGCCCTAGCTTTTCTAGGAACATAGTCCTGACGTAGGCACCTTCCTTGACTGATACCTTTAGGGTGGCTGCAATCTTTGGTGCGGCTGCCCCATACATGATGGCATAAATCAAAGTCTTGGCCTGAGGACGGGTTATGCCTACGACGTCGGCGTTATACTGATGGGGATCGCCGTTGACGACTTGGTCGGTAAAGTCAGGTCGATTCAAGTAGTGGGCCAGCATCCTGAGTTCAAGGCCGGAGGCGTCAGTTCCGACAAGGACTCTGCCGGGTCTTGCCATCCACAAGTCTCGGG